CAGGAATTTGAAGCCACCAATAAAATCCAACTGGGTCAGTTGCTGGACTGAAAGGACTCTGTCGCAAACTGATGCTGAATTCATCTAAACTAGGGATGTCGTGTGCATCTCTTCGTTTTAACATTTTGAACATTACAAATTTTTCGATTGGCCAGCCTGGTATCCATGTTAGAGGTGCCAGAGGCAGTATTTCAGCAGAAGCGGCAAGTTCTTTCACGTGAGTCGGGAAATATGAATAAAATTTACCCCTAGCTGATATGATCGCGGTCTTGATAACTTTTTCATAAGAAGGGGTTACCACCGAATATTTGTATTTGCTTAATCGTGTGGCTATTTCTTTTTGTTTCCCAGAAATTTTAAGAACTTCATGGTACGATGGGGCTTTGATGCCAGCTTTTGACAACAGTTTGAGCCTTTCCATTGCTCTTTGTGAAATTTTGAAATTTCCCCGCAGTAACGGGCGGACGGAAGTACACAATCCGTTTTCATCAAATTTATTATCCCAGACAATGGCATTCGGGACGCCAACGAAAGTTGCAGCGTCTTCCATGTACTCTCTAAGCAGTATTGAATAAAGTTCTTTATCAAAAGCACATAATTGCAAATGACCAACAGTTCGTTGTAAACTCCACTTCATGTATGGGTACATAGGCTTGCCTGAGAATCTAGTGAGCAAAGCAGATCTTCGGCTCAACAATTGAGGTCTATAAGGTCCTGCTACAAATTCTGCATCTTGGAGGTTGGCGATTTCTGCTTCAGTTTTGTAGTCTTCTACTCTCAAAGGTATTCGACCCAAGTATTGCAAATCGGCCACTTTCCCTTTTTGTTCGATTTTAAGATTATAACCAAACAAAGCCTCTGCGTTTTTGACCAATTCATCTAATTCAAAATTGTCATCTGTGGCCCAAATGTTGTCATCAGAAGTGTTATGGATGGTGTTGGTTTCGTAAAATTTCCCAGGTGGCAAATTTGTAGTAGCCGACCAACACATCACTGCAAAAATCCGGTAAGCCCAGTGATTATCAAAACTAGTGGCAGATTGGCCGGTAGCGCCGCCTCTCAGTTTTTGGATGATGTCACCTCCAACCAAATTGACCAAGGTTGATTTTTGCATTGATATCAATCTTGCTCTTTGTATGGCTGCAACAGCAGGGTTCCCTCCAGTTTTAACACCCTTTTCAATTAACCTCGCTATTCCTTCATAAATAATTGGTGGTGTGTTGCTGTCAAATTGAGTGACGTCTGCTTTAAAAGCAAGCTTCCTTTTGTTGGTCTGCTCAAAAACATCTCCGAGATGTTTGGCATTAAGAGGCATACCCATTCCAAAATTTACTTGGTCCCACACAGGCCTTTTCATCATTTCTAATTGACTGACTTGGCTTACGAAAGTGGACAATAGACCTTCCGCTGTAACTTGCCTTGGTTTTGTAACAATCTGGCTTTTTGGAAAAGCGTGGTAAATTTGAGGCGGGTAAACCCCTTCTTCAAGCAATTTATAAGTTGTTTGGATTATCGCGTCCATCCATCCTGTGGACAGAAGTTCTGATCTTTTCTTGAACCTTTGCATGAAGGGGATGCCTGGACTGAATTTCATTTTGAGATGATTCCTCACGGTTTCTGGAGTAACTATCCCAGGTTTGTCAAAGCATTGGGAATGTTCTTTGTACAACATTTCAATTGCCCCTTGCATCAAACCTTCTTCTTCTGGAGTCCACGGTTTGCCATGCGCCATGTATCTTGCTTTAAGTTCTTTATTGCTTTGTTCTTGATTTGACAACCAAATTCCGTCTGTGCCTG